AGAAGTTTATGTTTTCATGTTAGTTAAGCATTTAGAAGATGAAAAACAACGGATAGAATCAAGAAAGAGAATGTAAAATGGCAGTTATAACTTCATCGCCAACACAATTCGGCAAACTTCTAGAAATCCAAAATAATTCTTTGGGTAACCTAGTTTCAATTAAAGAAAAACTAGAAAGCGGAAATTTGCAGTCACTTAGTTCAGAATCTGCAGTCGCAGCTAATGAAGATCTGGTGAAAGTGCAGAAAGAGCAAGTGGTACAACTTCGAAAAGTTTTAGAGTTGAGAGATGAAGAGATAGAGTCAATAACAAAACTATCCTCTGGTATGAAGACATTTGAAACATTCGCAGACAAGTTAACCAAGAAAAAAGAAAGTCTTAAAGAAGGATTTAGCGGAGACAATATAAGAACATCGCTAATGAAGAAATTCAATGCGTTTGGTTTATTGGATAAATCGTTAGAAAGAGAATCTTTTATAAAACAACAGAAAGCGATTGATCCTTCTCTATCTAGAGATCAATTGAAAAAGAATTTTGAGGGTGCTTATAAGACATCGAAAGAAGTGAAAGCCAACGAAGCCCAACTACAAAAATTTAAAGCTGCAACTGGACTAAGCGACGAAGAACTAGCAAGAACGCAGCAAGGCAAAGCATTGCTTGAAAAGAGAAAATCTCTTTCTTCTGATTACACCAAGTATGACGCAAAGGCAAAAATACTTGGTGGTGCTGATCTGTCTGCGCCAGCTGATGAAACAGCCACTGAAGAACAGCTGGTTGAAGAAAAGAAAATGATGGACGATCAAACTAATGTTCTAAAAACTATTGCAGAAAATACAGATCCAAAGAAACAAAAGATACCAGTTCCAACCAGTGACCAGAATAAACAAACGGAAGGTGACGCAGAAGCTGGTGGCATACTTGGTAAATTGAAAGGTTTGATGAAGGGTATGAGTGGGACTATAGCAAAACTTGGCGCTGGCGGATTGGGTGGCATTGCTGCTATGGGTGGTGCTGCTGCACTAATTGGTGGATTAGCGTATCTTGGTTTCAGGAAAGATAGTCAAATTGCTGAAACAAAAGAAGAAGCAATCGTTAAAAAAGCAGAACTAGATGAAAAATTGCAAAATAGTGCTGCGACAGTGGAGGAATCTGCTGGGTCTGGTCTATCTAAAGAAGATAAAATCTTCACAAAAGACCACAAAGGATTGGCTCAAGTTCAAGATGAAGCAGAGAAGATGAAGAATATGTCTGGTGAAGATAAAGTTTATAAACAGATAAAAGACTATGAAACCAACTTTAACGAAGGTGAAAAACTAACTGACAAACAATTAGAACAGTTTATGAAAACTGAAGAAGGCAAAAAAGCAGTCGCCAAATATAAAGGTGGTAGCAAAGTTAGCGCAGCAACATCAGCGACACCAACACCAACTGATGATTTCTCGGGTACTAATGCTGATACAGCTGATTTATCTTCGAATCAAAGAAATCCAGATGTTTATGGTAAATCTGTAGAAAACTTTGCTGGTAAAGGGGAATCTTTTGGTGGCAATGACAACAGCACTACAGTTGTTAATGCTCCAGTGAATAATACTACAAAACAAATTAACACAGTTCCAACACCAATAAGAAATCAAGAAGCATCTGTTAATTCATACCTTCGCGACAGATACACATAAAAATGGGGAGCCGAAACTCCCCATTCTCTTTAGCCTTCTTTGGCTATCTTTTCAAAGTAAGACATAACATCATCTTCATCTTCGTCAGCATCAACCGACTTCATAGTTGGCGCTGGTCTGGATGGAGCCACTGACTTTGGTGGCGCTACATCTTCCTCAGCAATATCTGCTGCAGATTTAGATACATAACTGTCGCCAGAAAGAACCTCTTCCAATTTCTTCTTTAGTTCATCATAAGATTTAAAGTTCTTACGATCAACAAACTCAGACAATTTATACTGAGAATTTACAATAGTGAGAAGTGTATTCTCATCAGAAGAAGCTGGTGATGGCTCGCCAAATACTGACTCATCATAGTTCGAATATCCATCTTTCTTACGCATGCGAAGTTTAAAGTTCGCACCTTCCCAGAGATCAAAGACATTGACAGGTTTCTCATCTTCAAAAGTTGGGCGTGCCTTGTCCATAATCTTATCAAAGATTTTCTTACCAAATTTAAACAGTTTGACTTTACCTTCATTCTCTGGATGTTTCGGATCAGAAACAATAAGAACATTCGCAATAAAACTTAACTTACGTTTCTGCTTGCGAGCAATATCTTGGTTGGCTTGAACACCAGAGTTCCAAAGACGAGAGTTCAATTCACCAACTGGATCGTTTTCGCCAAGAGTTGTTAGTGAGTTCTCAATGTACCATTTACCTGTTGGACCTTGGAATCCATGGCTAAAGATTTTAACCCATGGAAGTTCATCACCTTCAACACGTGGAAGAAAGCGAATTGTGGCAGTACCATTGCCTGCTTTATCGCCTTCTAATCGCCAGAAGCGATCATCAACGTAAGATTTTGTGTTGCTTGTTTCGGGATTCGCAATCTTCTCAAACTCGCCAGCGATTTTGCTGAAGTCTGAGTTGCGCATTTTACGGAGTGCTTGAATGTCCATTATATTTCCTTTCGTATAAACGTAGTATGAACGGTGTATTAATTAGTATGTTTCTGTGGTTCTTCATCTAATTCGATTTCTACAATTTCTTGTAGTTCATAATTTTCTTCAACATAACTATTTAGCGTTTTCATACCGTGGGTTTTTCTACCCATGGCATGTTTACTATGTTTCCCAGAACGCCCACTGGAAAAATCATCGTCAAATTTTTTCGCTTGACGAGTGTAAGTCTTGCCCATAATTAATCTTTTAATTCTTCTACAAAGTTTTTGATAACAGGTTCAATTTTCTTTTTGTCGTACTTAATAAACCCACCTAATTTCTCTATCCTTCGTATCTCAGTTTCCCAAAGTAGAAGCATAGAAGAATTCTGTTTCCAGTTCTCAAGAAGTTTCATGTAGTTATCCATTATTGCAACGGACTCGATGGAAATTTGATTCCCAAGGAATAACTTAAGTATACCTGGATATTGAATATTAGTAAAGTAAAATATCTGTTTCTCGCTCAGCTTTTCTTTATGTTTGTACATAAGAATTCTTGAGCAATCATCTGAGAAAATCTTTGTAATAGATTGCTTGCGACGAGTCCATTCCATAAGATTGTCTAAAGAATCCGAAAAAGAATCTAGGGAATACTCATTACTATATGCAAAGTTCGCAACATAGAACTGAATTAGATCTTTATCAACTGGAAACTTCCTTGCAAGTTTCTCAAATAGATAACAATCATTTCTAGCATTAAATGCCTCACGTGTACCTTTGACGTTTCCTCTGTTCTTAAAAACATCGAAACTATCTTTTGTGAAATGCAATTTAATAGCCATGTAATACTTGTAGGCTTTAAATCCGTCCATTATGCATCAAGTTGTGCTTGTTTTGGTAAATAATTAAGTTCTCTGAAATCCATCTCAATTTTATCTTTGAGAGACTTGTTTATATATTTCGCTACATCGTCTGGTTCCAGATAGTTTTCTTTACAGTAGTCTAAGACTGCATCCATATAAGATGTCTTCTTCTCGGCTACTATCTGCTCTATGTATAACGAAAATTCGTTTGCGCTTTTAAACATTTTTGGTCTATGTGAAATTTGATTCGATTGATGGCGTTTTCTGTTTCTTGATACTCTTTAAGTTTCTGCTTGTAGAGTTTCCAAAGAGGACTCTCATTAGTATCATCATCTGCATCTAATGGATATGCATCCAGAAACATACTAAAGAACTTATCAAGTTTCATCTTTTCGATGATCTTTTTATCTCTAATATCTTCAAGTTCTTTTAACGAATAATTACTCAGGTTTATCATGCGACATCACTTTCTTATCATAAAATGCTAAGTCTAAATTCAATCGTTCATTCTCATCGTGAACACGTTTATAACTCTGTTGTGCTGCAGATAATTTTTCTTTCATACATTGCATCTCTTTGTAACGCTGCTGCTTGAGCAATTCTATTTGCGTAGAAAGTTCGACACAACGAGAACAAAATTCTGACATAATTATCTCCGCATCTTAGCAATGTCAATTGCTTCTTCATCTGTAAAAATGGGAACTGCATTTGACTTGTGCAAAGTACCAATACCTTTCATGGCAGTACCAGTATACATCTGCTGCTCTTTTTTCGTACATGGTCCACCAGTGAACGGTAAACTCGGGATATTAGGCGTCTCACGACGAGCAGGATTCCCAAGAAAACTTGCAACGGCACCCATCGAAATAGATTTCTTTGGGGTCTTCGGTGCATGTTTTTTGATCATTGATTCCCATGATGCTTGCAACTCTCGCTGCTTTGCATTAGGTT